GCTGCTGGCGTCTTCTGCTCCGGCAAACTCTACAACACCTAATCTGTGGCTTGCTGCCATAACTGCACCGTCGTCGCAACTTAATCGTATGTTTCCACCTTCGGTGGCACTACTTGCGGTAGTATTTTTTACACCGAGGGCGCCCATAGTGAACGAACCGGTGGAGTTAACGTCCTGCCCTTCGATAGTGTTATCTTTTATATCATTAGTTTCAATGGTCTCGTCTCTTATCTGTTTCCCCTTAATCGTTGTGCTCATTTTCTCTCCTCTCCCTTTTAAACGACGAAATAACTATGTCAGGTCCCGTCATATGATACACCCAACCTTCTTCTTCGTTAATCCCAAGGCGTTCTTGGACGTCTAAAAGGACATCATTCAATTCGTTTTCCGCGGTTCGCCACGCTTCATCAAGTTGGCGTGTCTTTACGGCATGTCGTGTTTTTTCTTCCAAGTAACTCCCCTGTGCGGCATTAAAGGCGTGATATTTTTCTTCCAACAGTGAGGTGTCTTTTTCTTCTACTCTTACCTCCTCTAACAAATCGTCATTTTCGTCATCAAAAGAGTTGTTTCCCTCTTCTTGCGCTTGCTCTTCCTCCAATTCCCCAACCAGTTTTTTTAATTTATTTAAAAATTTAAGATCAGCCACTTTTATTTTCTCCTTTATTTTATGATACAGTTTTATTAACATAGGTGACCAAGATATGATCTCCTGTGAGTGGTGCAAAAGTCATGGTTATCTCATCATCGGCTGTGGCCGTATAATCAAACGTACCGCCGTCTCTTTGTAATATCCCATTTACAAATAACATGATGGTGTTGGTAAGAGCATCCTGAGACAAAGTGTATACAGTATTGACACCATTAACATTACCAGTTGGTACTTCTCGATAAGTAGTGTTGGCAGCTATAGCATTATTCACATTGGCGCCAGCAAGAGAACCAGTGATCGTGACTGTGACTGCTCCTCCACTATTCGTAGCTGTGACTCCAGCGCCCACAAAATCAACCGACGTCACGTTCGGAGTTAAGCTAACCCCTTCGTCTTGAGCCCCTATATAACTCCCCGTGACGTCTACTGTGACAGCGTTCCCTACTGTACTGGCTACGATATTGGGCCCTGTAAAATTAATTGACGCCATACCAGTTGTTAGATCCACCCCTTCTTCTTTGGCGGTAATCGTGGTAGCCGGCACTGTAACCGTGACAGCGCTCCCTACAGCCGTTGCTGTAACGCCGGCGCCGACAAAGTCAAATGAATCCACCGATGAGGCGATCTCAACACCCTCATCGCTACTGGATATGGCTGAGAGGGCGTCGATGGTCACTGTCACATCGGTGCCCGTTGCGGTTGCGGTGACTGCAGTACCAGCAAAGTCGATCGAACTCATGGCAGTCGTTATATCATCCCCTTCCTCTCTGGCCACGATAGAAGATGCAGGTATGGTAACACTTACAGCGTCGCCAGTGGCCGCGGCCGTGACGCCCGCCCCTATAAAATCGATCTTCTCAAGCGCTGTAGTGATGTTAGTACCTTCATCTTGAACAATGATATCTGTGCCGCCAGATCCTCCACTGCGTGGAGATGGCATGAGAGGAGTTGGCTCCCCGTCTCCGGCTGCGGCCGCTTTTATCTCATGAGTTGGTACAATCTCTCCACCGCGAAAGAAGGAGCGGTCTAGCCAGTCTGGGATATCGCCCATCATAACTCTCTCTCGGGGAAGTCGTACTTCCACGACATTTTGACGGCGAGCAAATTGAGGTTTGGCGCGGTTGTTACCTTGTCCAAGTAAGTAACCATAAACATTAATACTTAAAATAGAGTTATACTGTCGTTCACCTTCTCCGAGATTCGCTACACTGTTATCAAATTTTACATTTTGTTCAACAAACCCTTCATACAAATGACCATCGCGGCGCAGGACAAATTGGTTAACACCTCCGGTGTACACAATAAGGGGCGTCAACAATTCGTTCATTTGTTGTTGATATTCGGTCCGAATCCCTATTTCGTACTTGCCGGTCACATATACTGGTGTGGGGACAGTGTAGAGATCATACACGACCTTTTGAGTTCGCCGACCTCGTGTATTAAAATTAATAGCCGGCTTACCTCCAGTAAAAGTACGATTAGATACCGCATTAGCAAAATCACCCGTTTTTCGAGTGTTAACCTTTCTGGCTACAGTGAGGTGTCCCGCAACGCCCCCTTTATAATCGTTCACTTCGGGCAGATGTGCCTGAATTACCCCCTTCCTTTTAAGATCCTTTTCAAGCCCCGTTCTTGTGAGTGTGATAATAGGTAAAATAAGGGCCCCGTCGTCGTCACGCAGACCCTTATTCTTTTTGATCTGTACGGCGCGCTCTCCGCTTACCCACAAAACTGGTATTTCTGTCCAATCTTTAAAGGTTTGAGAAAAAGATTTAATTTGTTGTTCTAACCATTCATACATGGCTCTGTCCATGTTCTCTATATCAGAAGGGCGGAAAGGAATTTCCACTTCCTCGCTAGCTATAGTGGTCAATGCTGTAGGTTTTTTACTCGGCATTAAAAGTTCCTTCACGGGCTCTAATGCACTTGGCAGAAATTTGCACCTTATAATCCACTTGACCGAACAACATGTCTGGCAACGTCCATGATACTATCTCATAAAAATATTCTCCGAACTTCACGAAGTCCCCCTCACGAACATACAAGTCTTGATCTTCAGTCAAGCGTCGATTATGAAAATGTATAGTTACTGAAGAGGTACGGTCAATGCCATAGGCCTCAGCTTTAGTTTTATGACCTTCCCAGTCCACAAGTACATACACGTGTACCGGTGGCAAGAAAGTCTTCACAGTAGCTTCTCCGTAAAGGGAGTGAAAGTTAGTCCTTTCTATATCAATGGGAAAATATAAAATCTGTTGCCCAATGACCCGTTCCACTAACTCGCTCGTTACTTGCTTGGTGAAGTCACGCTCTTTTTTCCCCGCGAAGAGAGGCGGAGGGGGGGCTTTAGGTTGTGACCACTCGTTATCAGACATGTCGTTTTACCCCACAAATACCGGACTTGGTACATTCTTAAAAACAGTTGTAGCAGCCTCCATTTTTTCAGCATCCGATGCTGCTAATTTAACATAAGTTAGTTCATCTAAAATTGTCTTTAACTCTTCCCGTAATTTTTCTTGTTCATCCTTTGCTTGTGTCAGCAAATCTGTTGCATTTAAAGTGACAGTAGAGTTTGGAATTGGCAAAGTCCCAAACTTTCCACGAACTTGACCCAACATTTCTTTACATAAAGCTAAACCAAAACGCCTTATCCACTGTTTCCCAATACTATTGATGTTTGCATACGGGATATTTTCAAAAGGCAGTGTATTCAGGTTATTAACCCCAAAAATTCCTTCTTCCATTTTATCACTATCGGTAGGATCCCAAACATCTGGTGGGATTGTAAATTGCACCCAATATTTCTCAGGGCCTGTAAGAGGGGATGACGGTGGAGGGAAAAGTCTTAAGATATTGTTTCGTAATTCATAAGAATAATTAGAATTTCTCACCGTAATGGCCTCTTGAAACGCCATGTTCTGCGCCTTATTCTGCCACGCTGGGATTATTTGAAAAGTGGAATCGTCAGCAAACTGACCATATGTAGAGAAGTTACCCACTACGTTGATGCCTCCATAATACCCATAAAATCTCCACATAGCCCGGGGAGTTTTATAAAACACATTTCTTACTACAATTCTTTTGTTTCCCACCTTTAGAGTGTAGGGGTTAGCACTGGTGGAATCGGCGGCACTAGATGATATGATATTTTGTAAATCATAATCCTGCTGGCCCTCGATAGGCGCGAAAGAGGCCGAATATACACGTTCATCGCCGCCTGCAGCCGCGATCGTCGAGGCGGCGCGGCCAATTCTCTTAGAATATTCAAATTTTGTTTGAGGGTATCGAAGCTCAACCGAGGATCCCGATAGATTATCTCCGCTGACGATTTGTCCATGTTGATTAAAGGAAGCTGTATTCCCTCCTAAGACGTCAGCAAGGATATTTTTACTTTGGTGCAGATTAACAATATAGGAGTACTCTAACACAGCTTCTTCATAAGCCGCATATACATTCCCAGCAGTTATTTCAATGTCAAGGACATCACCACCTAACTTTTTATAAGTATAAGCGACTTGGTCTACGGCACCCGAAATAAACGGGGTGCTATCTTGATACACTCCAAAGACAAGATCTCCAACCACATCCGCGTGCGTACCCGTAGCTGGTAAGACGACTGTGCTGGTTTGACTTGCAGGTGTCAGTTGAGGTAAAGCCATTCATAAAACCCTCCAAGTTAAATAGTCTCTAGAAACACAAAACCCCGCCCATAAGGGCGGGGTTTTGATTTTTTAATGAAAGTTAGTTATTATACTAAGTCTTTCACAACACACAGACCATACATATCTGGTCTTACCATCTTCTTCGCATAGCGTGTCATAACACCCTTACGAGGCACGAAGTCTTCGGGCCCAAAGATAGTAGGAGTGACCTGCAGAGGCACATAAGGTGCATATACAAAGCCGCTCTCCAAGAAGCTGTTACCCTTGCGTCCTACAAGAATAACGTTTCTTGGGAAGTAGGGGTCAACAAAGACGTCCCACTTCTTGCTCAGGTTGCCAACGTTAACAGCACCTACGGTGCCGCGGTTGTCATCAGCAGTCACATTGGCACGGAAACCCGCTGTAAACTCTAAGAGGTTTGCCACCTCAGGAGAAACAACGATGAAATTCGCACCACCACGGAGGGTCTTCCGATGGATCCTGGCAGACACATCATTGACCGTTTCAACAAGAGTCTCATACCATTCTGAGACCGTACCAGTAAACTCGGGATAACCAGACGAGTCAGCAGCAACCTCTAGGGAAGAGCCTGTCTCACGGTTAACAAAGTTACCTGGCAAACGCGACCAGTAGAGAGTACCACCGGTAGCGCCTTGGATGAGATCTTCAAGAATCTCTTGATCAATCTCTAAAGCGATTTGCTCAGAAAGAATGCTCGTTAGCTCCACCTCTGCATCGAGATTGTGGTAAGCATTCAAATCCTGACCAAGCTCAGGCGTCCACTTAGCCTTGAGCTTCTTGGTGACAGCTGTCACACTAACCGAGTCGACCTTAATGTCAATCTCAGGAATCGCAGTCTGGTTTTCTAAGCCCCAAGTATCAGCACCTACGATGGCACCCAAACCTCTGGCGTCACCCTGAGTAGTTACCTGCTCAAAGTTATCGGTGAGGGGGAAGCCCACACCAATCAAGGCTGCAGCCGACGTTAGCTCGGTCATTAGGAGCGAAAGATCCTCCCCAGCAGTCTCCTCGAAAACAAGAAGGCCTTCCCACCCAGCATTACCAGGATTGGGATTGCTGTTTGGCAACCCATTAGAACCAGTAGCCAAGCTCGTCACACGACGAACAAGACGTCCTTGGTCTAGAGCACCCGTAAGGGAAATAGCCACAAGGTCCTTTAAGTTCAACTGACCAACGTCAGCAGAACCCGTCATCGTAGAGATCGCTACAAACGAACCCGAGAGATCGGG